TATGGGTTCTGGGATCTATCTCAATAGAGCTATTGAAAAGCATGGAATAGAGAATTTCGAGAAAGAGATTTTGCATGTTTTTGACTCTCCAGAAGAAATGTTTGAAATGGAATCAACTCTTGTAAATGAAGACTTTATAAAAAGTAAAGATACTTACAATCTGAAGCTGGGTGGTATAGGCGGATGGGATCATAATAATACTTCAAGTGGGATAGAAAAAAGAAGATGGACTTTTGAAGTATGGAGCAAATCTGGTGTTGATAAATTTTTAGAAATGTTTTATAATGATGATAAGTTTAGAGAAGATCGATTGAAACATTTGCGAGAAATTCAAAAGAAGGCTATTGCTGCTACAAAAGGAAAGCCGGGGTCTTTTTTAGGTAAAACTCATTCAAAAGATACAAAAGAAAAGATGTCTCAAGTAGCAAAAGAAAGATTAAAAGATCCAATTAAAAATTCTCAGTATGGAACAATGTGGATTACTGATGAAATAAATAGTAAAAAGATTAAGAAAAATGATTCTATTCCTGAAGGTTGGAGAAAGGGTAGAGTCATAGCAAAATAAATTCGGGGTGTTGCACAGTTGGGTCTAGTGCGCCTGCTTTGGTTTGCAGCTTCTAACGAGGCTTCAAACCGAGCAGGATGTCGGGAGTTCGAATCTCTCCACCCATTCGGCAAGTCGATTAATTTCGGCTTGCCACCAATTTCAACTTCCGTTAGTATAACTGGGTAATACTCAACGCTGGGGGCGTTGCATTCCAGGTTCAAATCCTGGGCGGAAGACCATTTCAAACTCAAATGAGCAATGAAGCTGCCGAGACAAATGTTGCTAGGTGATACTCAACCCTTGAGCACGTGGCTTACATCGGTCAGAAAGGGTTATTTGAGTTTTTTATTAAAGGAGGGATAAATGCAACGAACTTTGGCGAGAGTAGTTAGAGCGGCGGGTATTGGTTTGCATACAGGAAAAGAGATTCAGATGGCTCTTTATCCTGCACCGGAAGATTCAGGAATTATATTCATTTGTAATCGAGTTCAAATTCCTGCAATAGTTTCAAATGTTTCAATAACTAAATTAGCAACGACATTATCTAATGGTAATACTTCTATTATTACTGTTGAGCATTTGTTAGCTGCATTGCATGGCAAGCGTATTCATAATTGTTTCATTCATTTAGATGAGCCAGAGGTTCCTGTGATGGATGGAAGTGTTGAGCCATTTGTTCAATTGATTGAAGAAGCAGGAGTTGTTCTTCAGTCTGTTCCTCGTAAAGTATTGAAGGTAAAGAAGAATGTTCGTATTGATAATGAGGATAGTTTAGTTGAAATAAGACCATTTGATGGATTGAGAATAGAGTGTGATATTAATTATGATCATCCTTTAATTGGTAATCAGATATTTGTTTTTGATAGGTGTAAAGATTCTTTTGTTAATGCGATTTCTTATGCGCGTACATTTGGTTTTGAGAAAGATGTTGAGGAGATGCAAGTAAATGGATTTGCATTAGGTGGGAGTGTAGAGAATGCTATTGTTTTGACTGAAGATGGGATGTTGAATGAAGAGCCGCTTCGTTATGAAGATGAGTTTGTGCGTCATAAAATTCTTGATATTTTAGGTGATCTTTATCTTAGTGGTTATGAGATAGAGGGAGATTTTTATGGATATAAGTCAGGTCATTCATTAAACATTGAGTTGGTGAAGAAGTTGCTTTCTGATGGATCTAATTATGCCTTGGTAAACAGATAAAGAGGGTGATGCACAATGGTTTTTGTGCCCTTGTTTCGAAAACAGGAGGAGCCTAACGGCTTTCGGCTCGATTCCGACTCCCTCTGCCATTTTTACCGGTTGACTTCTCTTGAACTTTGTGGTATACTATCTATATCGTAAAGAAAGAGAGGAAAGTATCATGAGTGAAGCTAATCCGTTTGTAATTCGAGATAAGGAGCATATGGTTGAGGCGGTGAATAATTTAGCTCTTTATATGGCGACGTATAATGATCAGGTTGGATATGAGAGTTATTCTGCTAAGATTTTTGTTGATGATGTTTTGTATGGATTGGGTATTTCTCTTGATAAGGAGAAGTATCAATATGGACAAGGATATCGTGAATTTAAGAAGGATTTAATGGCATTTTTAAAAGAAGATATGTTATAGAAGAGGAGGATATAATGACTGAGAATTTTGAAGAAGAATTGAAGGAAGCTTATGCTGATGTATTTGAAGCAATTGGTGAGTATGGAATGTCTTATTATCGTCAGCATGAATCAGATCTGGCTTCTGAAGTAGAAGACGAGGAGGATTAAACATGATTTATATTAGGCATAAAAAGAGAGAAAAGAAAATCTTAAAGAGATCTATTTCTGAGTTAGGATTGGATAATTTAGATGAATTTACTCCTAAAAAGGAGTTGCTGAAATTGGTAGGTTATGCATATAGTGCTGGTTTCAGTGCTGGTTGGGATAGAGATGATTCTGTGCAGACTAATCATTATCATGATGAATATTGAGGAGATTTTAAATGATTCAAGATTTTAAGGTTCGGGATACTGAAGAGGGTGTTGTGGTTGAGCTTACCGGGGGGTGAATGTTGGCAGAACTGCCATTTTCCCTAATGTCACTGAACGTCAGATGATAAAGGGTGGTGCATCTTGTTTGAAGGGTGAGTTGGTTCAAAATGCGTTTCCGTTTCTATCTGTTGATCAGCGAGAGTTTTTGCTGACTGGTCTTTTTCCTGAAGAGTGGGATAAGATTTTCGGGGAGGAAGATTGACTTTTCGTTGATGCGATGTTATAATAGTTTCAACAATTAAAGAATTTATGAAGGAGGTATTTGGTGGAAATATATGAAATTGGATATAATGAAAGGATGATAGAAAATCTTGATTTTTTCAATTACTTATCTGCGATTGGAGAGAATGGAATTGATGAAAGAAGTGTGGAAGAAATATGGGAAGAAATGCAATTCGATCCGACTCATAAGTATTGGACAGTTCCAATTGAGATGAGATAATGTCTACATCGGAACTTGAAAAAAGAGCAAAAAATGCTTATAAAACCAAATTGGAAAAAGATGGGTATAAAAATGTTATGATTATAAGCACTCCTGCGGATATTTCGGCATTTAAGGATGGTAAGGAACATTATTTTGAAATAAAAGCGTCTGCTAGTAAGGGGGAATTTGGGGCATCCACAGAAACGGAGTGGAAGTCTGCTTTTGAAAAGGGAGATTGTTATTCTTTTGTTTTTGCTTTTGAGGACAAAGATGGAAGTTGGGAATTCTATTATCCTACTAAAGAAGAGTTGTTCCACCATTCAAGATTAATTTTAATATTAAAATTGATGAAAATGGTAAATTTATTCCTCCTAAGAATAGAAGATCTACAACAATAGTTGCAACAGAAGAAAATATAAAAAAAGTAAGTGAATTGTTTCAATCTTTGCGTAATTGACATATATAAGATTTGTTGACTTTTCTTTGATGCGGTGATATAATAGTTTCAAGAAGTGAAGCTCCGGTCGTCTAAAGGTTAGGACATCGCCCTTTCACGGCGGCAATCTCGGTTCGATTCCGGGTCGGAGTACCAAAGAATTTATGAATGTGTATGCAAATTGGAATAAGCACCCAGACTTTCAATCTGGTTCCCTTAACGGGATTGCGGGTTCGAACCCCGTCACATTCTCCAAACAATTGCGGGGTGGAGAAGTCAGTTTAACTCGCTAGGTTCATAACCTGGAGATCGCAGGAGCGTAGCCTGCCCCCGCTACATTCGATAAATATGTGTAGGAGGATTTACTACATGTATTTCGTGATTTATAAAACTAGAAATATAGTTAATAACAAAATCTATATAGGGTTTCACCAAACAGAAGATTTGGATGATGGTTATATGGGTTCTGGTAAAATAATTAAAAGAGCTATAGAAAAGTATGGAATAGAAAACTTTGAAAGAGAAATTCTTTTTGTTTTTGATAATCCAAAAGAAATGGCTGATAAGGAATCTGAAATAGTTAATGAAGAATTCGTTGCTAGAGAAGATACTTATAATCTAAAATTAGGTGGGGAAGGTGGATGGGATCATATTGACTATTCAATCAGAAGTAATGAAGGACAAAAGAAAGGAAGATTAGAAGCAGATAAGGTTTTGTTAGAGAAATATGGAGGAGATTTCCGCAGAATCACCGCATTGATGGGCGGCAATGCTATGAAGGAAAAAATAAAAGATCCTGAGTATGCCAAGATTCATAGCCAAAGGTCTATTGAAACTTGGACTGGCAGGAATCATTCTGAAGAATCAAAAAACAAAATGTCCGAATCCCAACGCAAGAGAATGTCTAATCCTGCTAATAACCCTGCTAGAGGCAAATGTTGGATGTACTCTCTTGAAGAAGAAATAAACAAAATGGTTGCTCCAGATGAAGTTGACAAATATCTTGCTATGGGGTATACTAAAGGTAGAAAGATTAAGTTTTGACTCGGTAGTTTAAGTAGAAAAACATCGGAAAATGCTGGCAACGCTATGTGCAATTCATAGCCCGAGTCTTTTGAACAATAGCATTTGATAGTAGAGGCTGGATAGAACACCGGCGTTAGAGTCGGGGACATGGGTTCGAATCCCATTCATTTGCAAGTCATCGACTATTGGAATTTGGGTTCCTTGAATAGATGGCGGGTCGCTAGGAATGTATGATGCCCAAACTGAATACTTTTCCTAGCCATACTTATTATGAGGGCCGTCCAGGGCTTATAGGAGCAGAACTGGCTGGATTACCAACTCCTATCCAATTTAAAAAGAGGTTTATTATGTTCAAAGTACTTTTTGCCAAGGTAAATCAAATTTATACGATACTTACGACTTCCAGTTTTGAACGAGAATCAATTTTGAATGCATGGGATCAGAACACTGCCATTTTTAATAAAGTATCAAATATTATTAGAGAGCAGCCGGATAATAATGAAATGAAAAATCTTTTGGTAAATCTTACAGAGAGTCGTAATAAGTTTCGTAAGGAATTGTTTTTACTTGGTTATGTTAAAGGAGAATAAAGTGAATCAAGATAATAAAGACTATTCTGAAGAATCATTAGAGAAAAGATATGAAAGATTTATAGATGCATCAAATAGCGCAATTATATTTCTATATGTATTATTTATTGTATCTATGTTAATTTTGATTTTGTTTATATTATTTAAATAATGGAGGTTTAAATGGGTTGTTGGAATGATACATGTTTTGTAACGAATTTGCCAGTTTTTGCTGGTGATCCGGTTGAAGTTCTTTTGCTTCGTTCTGAGGTAAAATCACATCCTGGTGAAAGTATTAGTTATCCTACTGAAAATTGGACACCTTATAAGTTTACTTTTCACGGCAAGTATGATGATTATGGTAAAGTAGAAGACTGTAAAGGGGCCGCCCTTCCATTATTAGTGGATGCTATAACTGAGAATCTTGTTGAGCAAGATGCAGTCTTATCGGACTATGGGTCTCCACCACATGTTTTTGAACCTGCAGTAACTCGTGAATCTCTTACTATAGGTAAGATTCTTGATTCTGAACAGAGTGGGCGTTTGAAGGTTTATAAGTGGGAAGACGCCAAGAGTTATATGAATACGGAAAGTGAAGATGAATGTTATGTAAAGCACGTTGTTATTCATAGGAAAGTTTATCAAAAGATTGTAAAGAATTTTGCATTTGAGGTTAGTTCTCGTTTTAATATTGGAAAGAAGAAATATGATGAGGATTGGGCACCTAAACTGGTTAAGAAGTCTGATGTAATGAAGCTTTATGATGACTTCGTGAATGACTCGAATAGTGATGCGGCTGAAATCGTTCGAGAGTTTATGGTTTTAGATAATGGATTTTCTAATCCCTATTTTCCACAATTGAATCGATATAATCTTAAAACTCAAGAAGATGCTTTAAAGCGTTTAGAGCAATTGCGTGATCATGGAATGGGAGAAGTTCTTCGTAGTGATCGTAAAGTTTTTGAGAATGCAGTTGAGATGATGGTATTCAATGTTTATATGCATTGGGGTAGGAAGGTTTATGCTATTCCTAGTGGTGCCGGTTCTCAAAATTCTGATGTTAATGCACAAATGTTATGTGCTAAATTGACTTTAGACCAAGCTAATGTTATATTGGAAGACCAGAGAAAGTATGCAGAGGAATAATCTATGCCTAAGAAATTTAAAGTTGAGCCTGAGCTTACTAAGTATCGAGTAAAACTTTCAGTTGAAGAGATGAATGGTCTTTTTGGTAAGGATAAGACTTTTAGTATAGGTAATGAAAGTTTAGCATTGCATATAAAAACAGATAGAAAAGAAAAGGAAAATGGTATATTAGATTGTTGGTATGAAAAAAATGATGTGGTTGTTTATATACTAGCAGAATACGATAATGAAAAAACGTGGAAATATCTATTTTCTTTGATAGAATATCATATTAAGAATTAATGCCCATCTAGCTTAAATGGAAGAGCACAATCTTGCGAAGGTTGTAGATAGAGATTCGAATTCTCTGGTGGGTGCCAAATCGCGATAAGCAAACGGATGAGAATTTAACTCGTTTTGTTTGTTAGTTGATATTGAACAATTTTGCATGAGTTCTTATCAGCGGCTTATCCACCACCTGTAGGGTTTGCAAAGCCTGTGAAGTGGTGGATTCCTAATTTAATAAAGAGGAGGAAATTATGAGTTTTGATTGGCCGACCGCATTTACTATTGTTGGATGTGCTTTTGCTATTGCTTGGTGGTTGAGATCTTGAGAGGACTATAGGAGGATAATATGATGTGGCTAACTGCTTTTATGATTGTGGGTTGGATATTAATAATTACTTTTTGGTGGCGTGGGTTATAGGAGGATAACATGGATTGGCCGACTGCTTTTACGATTGTGGGTTGTTCATTTGCTATTTTAGGTGTTTTTTGGATATTGGTGAAAGCATGAATGAAAATAAAGATTGTAAAAATTGTAAAGGTTGTCCTGAATCATCTGGTTCTTCTCTTGCTGATTTATTAACAGCAGTAATTGCTTTTATTTTAGTTGCTCTTATTGTTAAAAGTTTTATTGGGCATTTTTTATGAGAGATATTTGCTTAAATTTAAGGGGAAATTATGACAACTTATAAAGAAGCAGGTGTCGATGTCGGTAAAAATGAAATGCTCGTTTCTATGATTAAAGGAATGACAGACATTTCAACAGGTTTTGCTGACATACAAGACATAGGAAACAACCAGTACATTGCACTTAGCTGTGATGGGGTTGGGACAAAAATTAAACTGTTGAGCAAGTACCCACAATTGGCAAAGACTGTTGGCCAAGACTTGGTGGGGATGTGTGCGAATGACTTAATTTGTTCAGGAGCAGATCCAACTTTCTTTATGGATTATATTGGAATGAATAGTCTTGATGAAAGAATCATCAAAGACGTTATTGCCGGAATCCAAGTAGCATGTGATTTATTTGGTATGAAACTTGTTGGTGGTGAGATGGCAGAAATGCCCAACACTTACGTTGGTGCTTATCCAGAGTTGGTAGGGTTTGCTGTGGGTTTTGGAAGAGCCGACACGATGATCAACAAAGATGCATGTTTGCGAGGAGATGTGGTAATAGGTTTGGAATCTTCCGGTCCTCATTCAAATGGTTATTCTCTAATCAATGCTATTGGAATTGAAAACTTTTCCACAAGTGAAATACTTCAGTTTCTATTGGAACCAACTCGTTTATATACGGATTTGAATTCACTTTATCAAGCACTGCCTAATATGTTTCTATCTATGGCTCATATTACTGGTGGTGGATTGGTTGAAAATACGAGACGTGCTATTCCTGAAGGATTGGATGTTGAATTTAATTATACTGCTTGGGAAGTCCCATCCATTTTCAGATCCATTCAGAAATTAGGTGAGGTTGAAGAGGAGTCAATGTGGACTACATTCAATATGGGAATTGGTATGGTTGCTATTGTTGCACCAGACAGGGCTGAGTTTCTGATGAACGATTTATTTCTTTATAACCCTAAGATTATTGGGAGGCTTGTGTGAGTTTAGAGATTGTCTATAAGATTCGTCGCAAAAGTGATGGGCTCTTTTCCACTGGTGGTAGTAGGCCGGATTTTACCAAGAAAGGCAAGGTGTGGAGAAGTCAAGGTGATCTAAATCGTCATTTTGGGTTGCTACTTCAATATAAAGATTTGGATTATAAATGGTGTGGAATAAATCTTTATAAAGATTGTGAAGTAGTTATTCTAGAAACAAGAGAAGCTAAAGTTTCTGATGCTCTGGAGTGGGCTAATAAGGTCGATGAAAGCAAACAAAATAGAGAAACTGAATATCAAAGAGTTCAAGCGCGCATAAAGGAACAGCGTCGGCGCACAGAATATGAAAAACTAAAGAAGGAGTTTGAAAATGGATAAAAAAGAAGATCATTTTATTGATAATTTTATTAGTATAGGATATACCAAAGGTCGTAAGATTAAATGGTAAATTGAGGTATTATATATGAGAACAAATGACCTAAAACTTAATATGAATAAATTTGAGCATTGGTGGATGAAGCGCATCATTAGAAGAGAAGTTATTCAAGATTATCTTCATAAGGAGCGCATCTCTTATCTATATGAAATCATATATGATGCATGTCGTGATGAGTTCAATGAAGATAATGAAGTAATGTTGAAATCATTTCTTCAAGATTGTTTTGATGATGCTGCTAAAAAGAATTTTGATTATCGCGAATATGAGCTTAAAAGAAAAAGTTGACTTTGCTGAAGTGCTGAGGTATAATATACTTATTGAAACAAATTAAGGAGGACGTGGTTATGTTTTTTGAGATTTTTGTTAGTATAATGTATATTCTTATTGCTTTTGGTATTTATGGTGAGCCGATAAATCCAAAGGGTGATAAGGTGAAGTGGTTTCAGGCGGCATTCTGGCCGGTTTCGACTACGGCGTTGTTGTTCCAGTGCGGAATGAAGTATTTGACAAAAGGCTGAGTTTTGGCGCATCTTGTAGTCTAATAAATTAGGAGAATTTCAATGGATAGTGCAGGAATTTGGGATGAAGATATGGATATGCTTTCTGGATTTGGAAAGCTTTGGCATGAGATTCAAGTGAATGCATCTTATTCTCATCATGGTTCTTATGATCGTTGGATGTCGTTGAAGTCGATTTTGGTTTTTCCTTATTGGGAAAATAGAGATGAAAACGAAGTAATTGATATGCTGGATGAACTGGAACAGCGTGGAAAGATTGATGTAAATCTTTTTGAATGGCAAGTCCGGATTGCTCCTGATCTTGCCAAGAAGGAAATGAAATCACGAGCAGCAATGAGAAAAGTGGTTGAGAATTGGGAAAGGGACGGAGGTTCCTTTACTTACGGAACTTAAAGAATATATATGCTCCTCTACGCTAACTAGGCAACGCGGCTTGATTTAGATTCAAGTGAATCCAGGTTCGAATCCAGGGAGGAGTACCAAAATTAATGGCCTCTTACGCTAATTGGAAACGCGGTGAGATTTAAGATTTCATGTATCAGAGTTCGACTCTCTGAGAGGCTACTGAACAATAAGCCCGTCTATGCTAATCAGGAAACGCACCTGGATTCAAAATTCAGGGATTCAGGGTTCGACTCCCTGGGCGGGCACCAATATAGATAATAAATACTCCTTTATAGGAGAATTTAAATGAGTTATGAAGATTATAAGTTAGTATCAGTTGCAGACATTATCAAGACTGCAACAGGTTTATGTGTAGTAGATGCATTCTGGTTAACAACGCAGGCTGATGAGGTTTTATTTCACACGAAGTTTGGTGGATATACTCCATTATGTAGTGCAGATAGAGAGATTGTTAATGGATACATTACGGAAAATGAAGATTTAAAAGATTGTAAGATATTAAAGATACCACTGTGTTTCTTTAAACCAAAGCAACCTTATTGAGGAGGGATTTAATGGGACAGATTGTTTTCACATATTTTCTTTTATTGTTTGTTTTTTATACTAAATTTACGGAAGATAAAAGTGCAAGTAGATTGATTAGATCTGATTGGGTGGTTTTGCTTAGTGCACCAGCAGTACTTATTGGTGCATATCATTACATTTTTTAAGAGGAGTTATAAAACTTATGAGTATTGATCGAAAGTTTGGTGCAGACTTTAGCAAGGAAGATTTTGAGTCGATGGAAGCTGATATGAAGGGAATGACGGAATCGATGGGGAGGGTTGCCCCGGAGATGGGCAAGGTTGCCGGTTCTATGATGTTTGAGATGTTGAAAAAGTTCTGGTGGATTTTTCTTATTGGCCTCGTTTTTGGTGGTCTTATGCTTTGGGGTGTTCTTGAATTGATCAAATTTGTTTTCTTTTGAGGGGAGTGATAATGAATCCCGAGAAATTGAGTGCGGATAAAATTCTGGCGATTGAGACACCAGAAAAGCTTTTTGATAAAAACAATATCAAAGTGCAATATATGAAGCTGCGTAAGCGATGGCATCCTGACAAATGTTCTCTTCCTGAATCTGCTGATGTTTTCCATCATATCAATGTTCTATATGATAAAGCCGAGAAGCTTTTTGAATCTGGAATGTGGAATGGGAATAATGCAGAAGTTGAATTTACTATTTTACCTGATGGAAAGCTTTATGTTTTTCATTATGAATCAGTTCGCAAGATTGATGTTGGTAAGATGTATATAGGGAAGAAGAAAGTGCTCTTTATGGTAGAGGAAGAGTTTGAAGATCTTTATAAGAATGCGAAGCGTAATATTGAAGGGTTCCCTTTCAAAAACATCACATTAGAGAAAGAGTTTAAGCAGTTTCTTCCTAATATTATTTTTACTGGAAAGACATCTACGCATAGTGTTATGATGATGAGTAAGCCAGAAGATGTTTATAGTTTGGCAGACATTAACGAGTATTTTGATGGGAAGGTTCATCCGAAGCATGTTGCTTGGATTGGTAGTGGGTTGTTTAACCTAGCGGCGATGATGGATGTTTCAAGAATGAATCATAATGGGCTCACTGCTGATGCAATTTTCATAAGACCCACTGACCATAGTGTTTATCTTTATGGGGGTTGGTGGTATTCTCAGAAGGCAGGAGAGAAGGTAAAAGCACTACCTTCAAAGATGGCAAGGGTTATGCCGAAGGAGATATTTGTTGATATTCATCAAAAAGTAGCATTAAATTTATTTGTTGATAAAATTGCTCATGCGTGTTATGATGGAAGTCAGATCAAATCCACTTTGATTGAGTCTCTAGGTGATAAGTCGATGTTAGGATCTGCGTTGTTAATGAACCGAGACATTCCGAAAGCGTTAATTAGTTGGCTTCGTGCGAATGTTGGTGGAAGGACAGCGGTTGATCGTTATAACGATTGGTTTAAAGTCCTAGAGAAGTGTTTTGGTAAGCGTAAGTTTATCAAGATGGAAATTAACTCTAACAAAATTTACAGGAGATAAAAATATGGGATATTCAAGATATAAGCCAAGTGATTGGACGGCACATGTTGATACAACTTCAACGAAGAAGCGTGAAGAGATTTTCACCAGTCGGGGGCTTGATAATGATCTTGACCCGAAGAATGTGATTCGTGAGTCTCGTGACTCTGATAAGAATCCAGAAGCAACTGCTATTATCGTCAATGTTGATGTTACTGGTTCAATGGGAATGCTTGCTGAGCAATTGGTTCGCAAGGGTGTTGGTAAGTTGTTTGATGAGATTCTTGATCGTAAGCCGGTTTCTGATCCTCATTTGATGATTACCGCAAACGGTGATTACACTTGTGATCGGGTTCCCTTCCAGGCATCTCAGTTTGAGGCTGACATCAAGATTGCTGATTGGCTGACCAAGATTTACTTAGAGGGTGCTGGTGGTGGTAATAACTTTGAGTCTTATGACTTACCCTATTACTTTGCTGCTAATCAGACGAGCATTGATTGTTTTGAGAAGCGCAACCGGAAGGGTTATCTTTTCACGATGGGTGATGAGCCTGCACCTGCTGTTCTTACTCGTTCACTTGCTGAGAAGGTTTTGGGTGATACTGGACTTGAGACTGACATTCCCTTTAGTCAGGTTGTAGATCAGGCAATGAAGATGTATCATTGTTTCCATATTATTGTGATGGAAGGTAGTTATATTCGTCATGGGTATTGTGGTGGAATTGATGATGTTCGCAGTACTTGGAATGAAGCAGGAATGGGGCAGCGTTTGGTTGAACTGAAAGATATTAATGATCTATCCGAAGTTATCGTTTCTCTGATTGAGGTCAATGAGGGCGCTGATAAGGAAGAGGTTGCTTCTTCTTGGGATGGTTCAACAGAGATGACGGTTCGTTCTGCTATCAAGGACATTACTTCCAGTGGCGATGCATTCAATGATGCCATGAAGGCTGTTCGTCTCTAATCAACAGAGGGGCTTTTGCCCCTCTCAAACCTCAAAGGAGGTTTCAATGAAGGTCAAAGTTGTCATTGGTGCCAATTATGGCGATGAGGGCAAGGGGTTGATGACGGATTATCTTGTGCGTCAGGAAAAGAATCCTTTGGTTATTCGTTTCAATGGTGGTGCGCAAGCGGGGCATACTGTTAATGATGGTAAGATTCGGCATGTCTTTTCGCACTTTGGTTCTGGAACTCTTGCTGGTGCTCCTACTTATTTGAGTGAATATTTTGTTGTCAATCCGCTTCTTTTCGTAAAAGAGAAGAAAGAATTGATTGAGCAAGGTTATGATTGGAATAAGATGCGAGTATGGGTTGATCCTTATGCGCGCGTGACCACACCTTATGATATGATTATCAATCAGGCTCTTGAGGATTCCCGTGCTGGTGCGCGTCATGGTAGTGTAGGGGTTGGGTTTGGAGAGACTATTGAGCAAAGTGAGCGTTATGAAAAGGCATTGAGAGTAAAAGACCTTTATGAGTTGGATAAAGCGCAGCTTTATAAGAGATTGAATCAAATTCAAAAAGAATGGTTTATTCCGCGTTTAGAGGAATTAGGATTGGAGAATCATTATTCTCTTCCATTTTACAAACAGGTTAATCTGAAGTTTATCGATTCTGCAAGGGAAATGCTAGGTGCACATTTAATGACCAGAAAGTTCCAATGTGCTAATCTTCATTACAATGACCTTGTTGAAAACAAGCACACATTGATTTTTGAGGGAGCCCAAGGTTTATTATTGGATGAAGATGGTAAGGATTTTCCGCATGTTACTCGTTCCAAGACTGGATTGAACAATGTAATGGAATTGATGTCTGATATAGGTAAGGAGCCTGATGAAGATCCGGAAGTGGTTTATGTGAGTCGTGTTTATATGACGCGGCATGGTGCTGGTCCTTTGATAAATGGGATATACGATCCAAAGGAACTTGGTATTCAAGTTATGGATGAGACGAATAAGCATGGTGATTATCAAGGTTCATTGAGGATTGCTCCGTTGGATCTTTCTGAATTTTATGATAGAATTGATGATGATGTGCGTGATAACAATTGGAAGGGTATGATTTCCAGGGCATTTACTCATGTTGATGCTATAGATAATGCATTTGTTCATATAGCGTATAAAGGAAAAGCTTATATGACCAATCGCGATTATTTATTGAATGAAATTCTTGAGACTGGAAAGTATTTGAGTGTGGGGGATCATCATAATAATGTGTTGCGAGCTTATGCGGTTCGCAAATTAAAGCAGATATGGGGTTGACTTTTTGCCGCACCCATGTTACAATAGATATATAAATAGAGATATTCCTGTTGCGTAGATTAGAGTTACTTCATTTAATTGGTAAACAAAAGCACTCTTATCGTCTTTAACTCAGGATGTTTTAGGGAGGTAGCCAAACGGTTAAGGCCCCAGGTTTTGATCCTGGTATTTTCGAGTTCGAATCTCGACCTCCCTTCCAAATTATTTGACTTTGAATATCATTCATTTTCAAAGGTATAAATAAGGTTATGGAAAACATAACTTTAAAAAAATGTGGGAAATGTAATACAGAGAAAAATCTTAGTGAGTTTAATAAAAACAAAGCTAAGAATGATGGGCATAGTGCTACGTGTAGAAATTGCATGAAGTCATATACTAGAAATCATTATAAAGAAAATAAATCTTATTATATTAATAAAAATAGAAAATGGAAGGAGAAAGTTCTTTCTTTTCTTAAAGAATATAAAGAAAATATTTGTTGTGAAAAATGTGGTGAAAATCATCCATCTACTTTAGATTTTCATCATTTAGATACAGATGAAAAAGAATTTGAAATTTCTAGATGGAGACAAAAAGCTTCTACTATAAAAAAGTTGAAAAAAGAGATTGAAAAATGTATTGTTTTGTGTGCTAATTGTCACAGAAAATTACATTGGGAAGAGAAACAAAATTTAGCCGACTAGCTTAATTGGCAAAGCATCGCACTCTGACTGCGAAGATTCAAAGTTCAAATCTTTGGTCGGCTGCCAAACACATAGGAAAAAGAATGATACAAAATAAAACATCTGAGCTAAGGCGGCAAGCGATGCAATCGGGTTACGACGATGGATTGAATGGTAATCTTGCAACATATACACATTCGGCATATGAGTATATGGATGGATATTCTAAAGGGGTAAAAGAATGTATCAGACTTATGAACAACGCTAAGATTATTGCTCATACTTTAAATTTAGTATCAAAGAGTCAAGAGATTTAAATGCACCAGTGGCTGAATGTTTAGGCGACAGATTGCAAATCTGTATTACGGGGGTCAAATTCCCTCCTGGTGCTCCAATTTTAAATGCCGTTGCGTAGGATAGAGATACTTCACATTGGATATGAGTTTGGCCTCGTGCCAAATTGGCGGGGTCGAACCCGTTCTCTCTAACCGTCTTTAACTCGGCTTTTTATTTTATAGGAGGATTAAATGGAAATTCCATTTGAAGGTCCAGTTGAAATAACTATTGAAAGTTGTGCAAAATGTGTTCATTGTCTTTCTGAGCGGATAACTGTTGGATGTGATGTTAGTTGCGTACATCCATCTATGTATTCAACATGGGGATATGATAGTAAGCACATTCGATGGTTTGATGATGGGATTATTTGGAAAACACCCGATTGGTGTCCTGTCAAATTCCAATAAAGATTTAAAAATGCAAAGTTGCGTAGATTAGGATTTCTTCATTGAAACCTGAAAGTTGTGAGTTCGAATCTCACCTCCTCGACGGTGTTAAAGCCGTTCGGGGGGTAGCTCAATGGTAGAGCATTTGGTATAACAGAGCCTTATCGACTTTAACTCTTTGCTTCTTATTCAATAAATAGAGGAGGAGGATTCTTCTATGAAACTTGACGAGATTAAACAGATTAAACAAATTAATGAAGCTTCTTTATCAAGAACTTATCGTATGCTTCAAGAGCATGATGGTGGGTTAATGACTGCTTTCAGAGGAAAAGAAGGATGTCAGTCGGATGAAGATGAAACATATTCCATGCGTGATAAAATGCAGAGGAATCTTTCTCTTCGATCAAAAATTATGGCGAGGGGTTATGGATTGACTACTGTTAGTGGTCAGTTCATTGAAAACTTTGGAACACCTGGGCAAAAGACTCCAGATAAAGAAAGATCTTTTCTTATTATTGATGTTCGTGATAAGGGAACATTAAGGAAAGATATGGCTCAATGGGGTGTTGAATTTGAGCAAGATAGTATCCTATTCCTTCCTAAAGGAGGGAAATCAGGAGAAATGATTAGCACCAATAAATGTCCAGAAGGATATCCTGGATTTGGTAAGATAGGTGTAGTCAAGCATTATAAGAATCCTGTCTTTGGAAAGTCTGGTGAGTTTATGACAAAGATGGGCAATCGTCCTTTTATTATGAAAGAGTTTGCATATCCTCCAAATTCAGTTTCCAGCAAAGGTGGATGGAGTTCTTTATCTAAAAAGCCGTGGAATGAAATGCCTGAAGAAATGTTAAGGGAAGATTAAAAGGAGTATTATAAAATGGCTGGTTTTAGTATGGCAGATTATAGAAGGCAACAGCAGAACACAGGGCCGAGCACTTACACGCCGGCCCCTAAGAAACCCACAAGTGATATAGGAAATGCATTTTGGATCAATCCTTATGGTAAAATCCTTGATATTGGGCATGGAAAGCATATAACATCTATGACTCAAGCACCAGAGAAATTTGGTCTTACATTAGATGAGATTAAAGATGCACATGCCAAACATAATGAACCTATGGGTATTGAAGGGAAAGCACGTGAGGACTTGATTAAGGACGCCATGCAACGTGGTTTCATCCATATTCGTCTTTATCCCAACAAGTTTTGGGCTGTGAATTTATGGCAAATGAATCCTAAAGCTAAAAAGGCATTATCCGTATGGGCAGAAGAAGCGATGAAGCATCCGAGTGCTGGTAAGAATATGCAAGTGCGTATCTATTCACTCAAATCTGATTCTGTTGTTGCTATGACATCCATTCAAGATGTATATTACGGAATGCAAGAGAGTATTGAGGGGTTTGAGCCACAACTTGTTGAAAGTGTTGAAGATTTTGATACATTAAGGCATTCGACTTTCAGGGAATTTCTTGTTGGTTGACATTGAGAGTATTTTGTGATATAATGTATTCACATTAAACAAATCAGGTAGCATGGCTGAGCTGGCTATGGCGCTTCCTTCATAAGGAAGAAGACGCAGGTTCGAATCCTGCTGCTACCACCAAATTAGGAGAAAGAATATGCTAATTTATCCGGACGATTATTACACTCATTTTCAATTTAGTGATGGTAGTACTCTGAAAAAGGAAAGTCCTCCTGTCAATACTGATTTTGTGATGAGAATTGATTTGCAGACTGAAAGTGTGGGGTCTTTTGGTAATGTGATTGATGCTTATACCATTCAATTTAAAATTAATGTTTCTGATTATGTGAAATGGTATTTCAACACGGAGAAGGCGCGGGATACTTTCTATTATAACATGAGTCGTAAAAATCCTAAATAAGAATAATGCGGATATGGTGTAGTGGTAGCCCGTGACCTTGCCAAGGTTGAAGTCCGAGTTCGATTCTCGGTATCCGCTCCAGAATTGTGTGCGTTGCGTAGGAAAGAGATACTTCAAATTGGTTCAACTCCAATCGTCCCCGCATGGGGATGATAGTTAAGTCACATTGGTGACAGTTTCACCTCTATCCGCCTTTGACTCGCACCATTTTTTAGAGAAAATTATGGATGAAACAGAAAAAGCAAGACGAGGAGATCCATCAAGGAATGAACAACATTATAGGTGTTTAAGTCCTATATGTGGTTATGAATGGAAGGAGTCATTTACAAATGTGGAGTGTCCTAAATGTGGACACAAGTATCTTAAATGGATTAATTACAAGGGAAAAGGGGCGTAAGCCCCTTTTTTAATCATGTTAAAAATTATCTTTTTACTAATCTTATTCATACCTTTTGCTAATGCAGACGATTCTGAACAAGAAGAGAATGTAGAGGAAGAGATAATAGCATTACCTACTCCACCAGATAAGCCCTTACCTTCAAAAAAACAAATAGATTCTTTAATCGCTAAAATAGCGAAAAGATATAAAGTTGAACGAGCCTTAGTACGAGCAATTGTAATGGCTGAATCAGCATATAATGCACATGCAGTTTCTCCAAAAGGAGCGATTGGTCTCATGCAACTTATGCCAGCAACGGCAGCGGATTATGGTGTTAATGATCCAAATGACCTTTTTAATTCAAGTATAAATGTTAATACTGGAGTGCGTCATTTAAAGCGCTTAATTAAGAAATATAAGAATGACTATGGACGAGTAATACCTGCTTACAATGCAGGCGAAGGAACAGTTGATCGCACCAATAATAATGTAACTTACACCGAAACTGTTAATTATACTGCTGCCACCATTCGTAACTATAAGCGATATGGTGGTAAACGTAAAATCAACAGTAAACCAACTGTTGCAAAGAAGTTAACCAAAGGCAATCATTTTTACCATGTTGATCCAGTTTTATTAAGTTCATCTATGAAGAATATGCCTAAACCAGAATATCTTGATCCTAGATTGAGTAGGCGTTCAATGTTTATGGTGTTAGAATCACCAAAGAAACGAAAGAAGTAAAAGGGGCTAACGCCCCTTTTTATTGCTTTATTCGCTTTCTGCAATTTTTTCAGCTAGTTTTTCTTTGAATTGCTCTGGATCGCCTAAATCTTCGATTCTGAATTCACCGAGTGTGTTTTCAATTTCGTTACGAATACCAACCGTTGCAAGACCTACCATAACTGCTCTTAAGTGAGTGATAGCTGCCCATGTATCTGCCCCAACAATTCCATCAACATCCAAATTGAATGTTTCCTGAATTTTCTTGACCTTCGCTTCTGTTTTAGGTCCAAAATTACCATCAACTGAAATAGTAATATCTTTGATTGTTGCCATTAGGTATTGAAGTAATGCGACCGAGAATCCTTTATCACCCTTTCCAACAACAGGCATATCTGCTTCATGTCCTTTGAATGGTGAATTTTCCCAGAATGGAAAGTTGGAAGATAAATCGCCATCAGTAGGAATATCTGGATTTCCAGTAGAAGGTGGAACACCAGGGTTCATTCCATCATCAATATTTGAGGTAGTCATTTGATAGCCAGTATCAAGATTCAGAATCTTAGTCCAATCATAGACAGGGCATGCTTTTGATGCAACCTGATTATGACCGTAATAATACATGTCCTTACTATAAGCTAAGTTTATTTGATCGCATATTGTATAAAGTGCGTCAGCCTGTTCCATTGTAAATTCTTCAAGACCACCACAGCTAATAGCGATGGTATCGGTATTATATCCGCTTTGTGCAGCAGGAGTTTGCTCTAATGAACGACCATCTTCAATAGTTCCATCTTTTCGGATATAGATATGATATCCAACATCGCTCCATCCGTTTCCGTTAACGTGCCAATCATACATTGTGGCAACATTGTCATGGGCTGGGTTATCTGATGCTGAGCAATGGCAGAATACTGCTTTTACTCTTCTTTGTGGTTTTGTGAAGTTGTACGTATCTTTTGTATACATTCCCATAATATTTTCCTCTTTTGTTTGGTTTGTATTTTTATTTATGTTTTCTATTTCTAGCTGTTATAAATACTGAAAAGGTATTTTATGGAGAGATTATAATGAACAAAGATCGTATACTTGAACTTGCAGGAATGAAGAAAGCAATTGGTAGGGCAGAAATTGCTGTATTAAATGAAATGGATGCCAGAACATTTGTTCGTAGTCTTCCAATCTATAGAGAGTTAATGAAAGATACAAGAGCAAAGCCTGCCGCCCTTCAAGCCGCAACGTCTTTTGTTAAGGATATGGGCGATGGTCCAATTCCCAGAAATGCTCAGAATTTTATTGCTAATGAATTAACAGACATTGCTTCTGAACATAACCCAAGAGGTTCTATGATGAGTGGTGACGATGAAGAACCAGAACTTGACCCTGCTGATGCTGCAGCTAATGCTGATGAAATGCCTCCCGTTTCTTCTGTAGAAGCTAAGTTTGATCAGAAAATACAGGCGGCTAAAAGAAGAAAGGCTGAAGCAGATCGTCCAAAACAAGCAAGAATTCCAGCCTCTGATGCCCTTACTTGGTTAAGAAAGAATCCAAATGCATCCGCTAGAGACTTTGTTGCTGTTGCCGTTGAAGCCGGTATGAATCCTAAAACTGCACGTGCTAAGTTTTATAAGGAAAAGGCAAAACTCAAAAGAAGAATGTCCGTTGAATGTTTTATCCTTAAGAAAGGAGATAAGATTCTTTCTGAGCGCAGTCGTCCTTTGATTCCACATTTTATTGATGCAGATGATTTCAATAGTGAATATCTTGTCTTTGAATCTAAAAAGGATGCAGATGATGTTAAGAATAACTTCATTCTTCATGTTTCAGAAGATTTGAAGATCGTTAAACTTGCGGATTGAAATTTATAAAAGATAGTTATTTATAACTATCTTTTATAGTTTGAAAAGTTCATTTTTGGCACGCGTCTTGAATGTATAATACTATCCTACTTAAAAAGAGGACAATGGGGAACTTTTTAGACAAATGGTTGTCTAAATAACTGTGAATGCCCATAATGGGGTTCACATTATAACGTCATTAATTGCTTATAGGAGGATTATAAAATGACAAATTTAACACGAACACAAACACAATTTGACCGCGCATTTGATGCGCTTTTTCGCCGCTCCATTGGATATGACTATCTACCTGATTTCATTGAAAATTGGGGAACAAAGATGCCTGCCGTTGGTGGGTTCCCACCTTATGACATCGTAAAGGATGGTGAAAATAACTATACGTTGAGCATCGCTCTTGCTGGATATGGCCCAGAAGATGTTGAAATCACTCTTGATAATAACAGACTCTTTGTCAAGACAAGAGATGATAAGGATACTCTCACCGATGCAGGTGCAAAGAAAGAGAGTATGGTTGAGCAATTCCTTTATAAGGGTATTGCAAAACGTTCCTTCAATCTATCTTATGCACTTGGCGAGCATATGGAAGTTAAAGATGCTGATTTCCAGAATGGACTTTTATCTATTAAGATCGAACGTATGATTCCTGAAGAGTTGAAGCCACGGGTTATTCCTATTATTGGACATACCCAACGTCCAGCACTTGAGGATGTAAGTAAAGCTGCCTGACTGCTTCAGTGTTGAAGTAGTGAAAATACCCGCTCCGGCGGGTATTTTCGTTTGCACTCATATTTTTATAATCTAAATAAAAATAACTAGGTAAAATGTTTAGTTATTAATTAGAGGAAAAATAAAATGAATAAAGTAAGTGTGTTGCTTATTATGGCTTTAATGTCATTCAGTGTTTTTGCTGTTGGTCAACCTACGGAAAACGCGCCGGGTGTTTATGAATATAATTTGATAGATGCTGGTGCATTCATAAATGATTGTGGTGGAAATAGAACTCAAGTTTCGCCGCAGCCTCCATGTATTCCAGATGGTAAGGCGTATCTTATTGATGACGCAATCGGTGTAATGACTTATAATTGGACACAGAATGGCGAAATCAAAGTGGATGGAGAAGTTTGCAATATCGAAAAGAATCTGTGTAAGAATATAAGAGATACATTTTGGGTTGTAAAAAGTTTCCCTGATAAAGGATCTGTAGTTCTTAATGAAAGGGGTGAACTATTAGAAGTCATTTTTAGTTTCAATAAAGGCAACAATGTTTTCACTTTTGGTAGTGAAAAAATAGGATATATTGTAAAGGCAAAAGGGGACGCGCCTGGATGGGTCTATAAGTAATCCATAAGGAATTTGACGGGAGGGGATGCCTGTTGAAATTCCTGTGTGCGTGTGATAATATGTGTATATGGGTAAAATGAAATTGAAAAGATAAAGAAGAAAGAATATGCATTAAATTTATAATGCGGGCGTGTTGCCTAGCGGTCCGAAGGCCCCGGACTCATAATCCGGTGACGAAAGTCCATCGCAAGTTCGAATCTTGCCGCGCCCACCAAATTTGGAGAATAGAATATGCCCAAACGTTCATTTATAAAAAGTTGTGCCTTTTGTGGGTTAGAAGCGCGCATGGAAGATAATAGAAAAAGTGTCTATTTAGAATGTAATGATTGTGGGGCAAAACCGTATCAAGTTGAATATTGTGATGAGCCAGAAGAAAAACAAGAAGGGCAAATGAGTAAAATTGCCGCAGAAAAAGAAGTAATAAGATTGTGGAATAGGAGGTTGACATGGCGAAGAAGTTTACATTTACTAATACAAAGACTACGCGAATAATTTATGAAACAGTTGTGCCTAATCATATTAGTGAAGATAATGTTGTTGGAAGTATGATTAGAGATACAGGAGTAGATCCTAGAATATCAGTTCATATCTCTAAATCAATTAGAACAGTGGATGATTCAGAATTGAATAAAGAAAAAGCGAAAACGAAAAAAAGGTATAAAAAGAAATGAATTTAAATGTAGATGCAGATGGATATTTGAAGAATCCAGAGGATTGGAATGAAGAAGTGATGTATGAGCTTGCGCGTCAAGATGGGTTAGAATTGACTGATGAGCATGTCGAATATATTTTAGAAGCACGAGCGATGTACGAAGAAGATGGTGTTGTGCCTCCAATTCGTGTATTTGCTAAAAAGTTTGGAATGGATCGTAAAGCAAAACCGCTTTATGATTTATTTGAGAAGGGAGTTATGAAGAGAATAAGTAAGGCAGGTGGTTTAAAAGCACCCAAGGGCTGTGTATAATATAACAAACAGGAGAAACTAAATGCAAGATTTTGAAAAAGATGTAATTGATGCGATTATAAAAGGTAAGCCCGGTAAGGGTAATGTAGAGAAGGCAGATCCAACAGACACCATTACCAAAGAATTAACACCAACTGACCATATTGTTATGGTTGTTGATCGTTCTGGTTCTATGGGTAGTATTAGAGAAGATGCTGAAGGTGGAGTCAATAGTTTCATTGAAGAGAATAAGAAAGTAGGAAAGGCAATTTTTACTATGGTAGAGTTTGATAGTGAATATGATGTCATTTATGATAAAGCAGATCTTCAAACAGTTGAGAGATATAATCTTCGCCCGCGAGGAATGACTGCTCTAATGGATGCTATTGGTATAGCATTTTCTGGTGCAGAAGATGTTCAAATTGATGGTTCTAAGATTGCTGTTATTGTTACGGATGGTGGTGAGAATGCAAGCCAAGAATGGAATAAAGAAAAGATTTTTAATAGAATTGATGAATTGAAAAAGAAAGGATGGGATTTTATCTTCCTTGCCGCCAATCAAGATGCTCTTGAATCAGGTGGAGGGTATGGGTTTGATTCTGGAACCACGTTGAATTTTGATAGAAACACAGTAGGAGATACCTATAAGGTTGCATCTGCTTATGCTGTTAGCCATCGTTCAATGCGGGGATCAGGTCTGAAGGCTAAAAAGGCGTATGCTTCGTCCGTGATGGATGAAATGGTTGCTAATAATGAGTCTTTGTCAACAATAAATACGCATAAATCAGGTGATGTGCAAGTTAAAATTGAACCAGAAAATCAGGTCACAATTGAACCCACGGATATTAATTTAACGATGGGTCAAGAAACTTTTGACAAGATTTTTAAGAATGATGAATCTGGTGTTGAATCTGGTGTTGAATTCGTAGTAAGTAATGATACAGATTCTTTAGTGAATTCTTGGACAAGCGACGTTGTTGATGCTTCAACCATAATTGATTCCAGTGATTCCATTGGGTTTACTATAGAAAATCTTCAAAATTACGCCGATCAATTGAAGGAGACAGAAAAGGGGAAGTGAAATGAAAGAGCTGCATCTGACTAAGAAAGATTTCAAATTAGAATGGTTTTCCGGTCAAGGTGCGGGAGGCCAACATCGCAACAAACACCAGAACTGTTGCCGAATCACTCATATTGAATCTGGACTAACGGCTTCTGGTCAAAATAGTCGATCTAGAGTGGATAATCAACGTGAAGCATTTAATCAGCTTGCATCTCGTCTTTTCGCTTTTTATGATGTCTATGGAGAAGGGGAAATTGAAGATAATCCTCATCGAGACGCTAAGTTTGGAGGAGGAGAAACTATTAGAAACTATCATGCAGTTAGAAATGAAGTGCATGATAAAGCCAGTGGGTTGAAAATGCCATACAAATCTGTTGTAATAGATGGAGACATAGGCTCAATGATTGAAGCAAGACATGAGGTAAAAAGTGCAGAAACCATTTAAATACAAGTATATGATTCCTGATCATGGAGAAGAAGATATAGAATTTGATGGAATAGAATTTGAGTCAAGATGGAATGTAAGTTCCGATTGGGATAAGGATGAATATAATTTGGAATGGATTGCTGAAGATGCTGCAGATTATGCATTCAGTAATAATGATGGATGGGAATGGAGTTGGCCCGTGACGTTTGAGATTTATTCAATGGAAGATGAATTATTAGGGAGTTTTTGCATGTCTATGGATTATGATCCGGTGTTTAGGGCAAGCAAATTAAAGGAAGATGAAAAGTGTTATTAAATACAAGTATTGTATTCGTGAAGAAGGAGATGAAGTTTGTCTCTTGTTTGAAAGCAATCTAGATGTAGGAATTTATGTAGCGGAGCAGATTGCTGATAAGGAATGGAAGAATGGACGATTAAAAGAAGATCATTCGTTTACATTTGATCTTTTTGATGATGAAGGAGAATTGATAGGCACGTTTTGTATTGAATCCTGTAATGATGGATCACCAAAGCAATTTATTGCAAAACAATTGAATAATGGCAGGTGTTGACTTTTTTGCAAACCGTGTTATAATATATTTTTGTTGAAGGAAAAAGAATGTTTAGCATAACGTTGAAAATTTAAAAACATATGTTATACTAAATAAAAGTTAGATAATTCGTTGCGTAGGTTATGGTTACTTCACCATTAATGAAACAAAATACCTTAACCGCTTTTAACTCGAATTTTGATTTTAAAAATGGCTTTGTTGCGTAGATAAGAGATACTTCAATACTAAAGCAACTAACTGACTAATAATCAGTGATAGATAACCTTCGGGTTATTTGCGATTATTTCGGTAATCGTTTCAAAGACTCTAATCGTTTTTGACTCAAAGCCACTTATTTTTTGAGGGATAGAAATGAGCATAGAAGAAGAACAAGAAACTATAAAGCCTGTAAGGACAACATTTCGATATTTAATTCCAATTTCACGCAATGCGTTAATAGAATTGAATAATAGTTTTCTTGATTATCAAAAAGATAATTTAGAACACTTAGAAGATTTAATCGAAAGTATTGAAGATATTTTAACTGAGGCTAATTTAGAATCAGACGCAGATAACGAACCGAAATAATTTAAATCTAATCGCAATTTGTTGCGAAAATATTAACTCAAAGAGGAGATTAGAAAATGAGCAAGATCAATCAGAAGAATGTCCGCAAGATCGTTGATGAGGGAATCGAGGAGTGGGATGTGACCCAGCCTGGAGCAGGAAGGTTTGTTCAAGAGCAAACTGATCGCCCATTCAACGCAATGTCTGCAAAGGGCAATCCGCAGTATAAGAAGAACCACAAGCAAGCTCTCTATGAGATTGCCACCATGTCTATGTATGGCAAGGACTCCTATCATGAGGATAACGATACTCGCATCACCCGCATGAGGGATGGTATTGCTGATGTGCTTACTAATGGAACCGATGATGATGTGCATTTCATTGCCAATCTTATCATTCATGCCCGTACCAAGATGAATATCCGTACCATGCCATTGGTTATGCTGGTTCATTTTGCTGAGGTACTTCGTACTCTTAATATTCAGTATTTGCCGCTTCGTCGCGTGACTGCTGATGTTATTCAGAGGGCTGACCAGATCACTGATTTGTATGCATATGCACTTGAGGTGTTTGGTTCCAAAGGTAAGATTCCGATGGCAATCAAGCGTGGTGTTGCTGATGCTTTTAATAAGTTTAATGAGTACCAGTTTGGTAAGTACAACCGTAATGGTGCTGTGAAGATGACTGATGTCCTTCGCATCGTTCACCCGAAGGCAAAGGATGAGAAGCAGGGTTCTATCTTTGAGAAGATCATGAAGGAGACGCTTGCCGTTCCTTACACTTGGGAGGTTGAGCTTTCCAAGAATGGACAGCTTCCAGAGGAAGAGCGTAAGAGCAAGAAGGATCTTTGGACTGAGTTGCTGGAGTCCGGTAAGATTGGATTTATGGCTTTGATGCGCAACGCCAGAAATATCAGCGAGGCTGGTGTTGATGCCAAGGTAATGAAGAAGCGTGTTTATGATGTGCTATCCGACCCAGAGTTGGTTGCCAAGTCTAAGCAGCTTCCGTTTCGTTTTGTTAATGCTATTAAGGCAACTCAGGAATGTGGTGATAACAAGTTGCATCAGGCACTCTCTACGGCTCTTGATTACAGTGTGAGCAATGTGCCAGTTATTGGTGAGAATGTTTGGATCATCGTGGATGCATCTGGTTCTATGATGGGCTATTATGGTAAGTTTGCCGCAAGATCGCAATTTTCCTCGCGATACTGTTGGGTGAGTACGGCTCCGTTTGAGACTGCATCTATCTTTGCCGCCGCTCTTGCTAAGGGTAACAGAGATGCTACCAATCTGAAGGTTACGTTGTTCAGTGACTATGCAAAGCATGTTGCTATCAACCCGCATCTTCCGGTGATGGATATTTCCAAGAACTTTATTGCTGATAATTGGGGATATGGAACTAACCTGCAGTCTGCTTTGGATATGAAGAAGGATTTGGGGTTTGAGCCGGATACTGTTATCATCCTTTCCGATATGCAGGTTGATACTCTGAGTGGTAGTCGCACCAATATCTTTGATCCGAATGCTATCAAAGTGGCTATGAATCTGGAGGCTTATT